CCAATACGCTCTTGAGCATACAGTTTCAAATACTTACAGATGTTTTCGCTTGTAGGAACAAAGTCTACTAATACGAAGCTGTTCAGATGTAATTGTCTATCTGCGTCTACTAAACCAGGAATACCTACGCCAAATACTTCACCTAAGTTTATAAAGTTCTTAAACTCTCCAATATTATCAGTAAACTTTGGGCTAACACTTGTAATAATTTCAAAGTTGGGATCATTAATATCAATCATAAACTTATGATCTAATACATTATCCACAAACTCTTTCATAAAGTTTAAGTTCTTAAAGTCTGTAACCATAGCACTTTGGTCTAAGGTATCTGCTCCTAAGAATACTTTAATAGAATAGGAATGACCGTGGAGGTGGCGGCACTGGCAGTCTGTTTCAATACTTAAATCTGGGCGATCTAATTTCTGTGCCCATACTCGATGCCCCATCTCGAAGTGAAATTCCTTGTCTATTGTCCATAACATATTTGATGTCCTTTATTAGTTGATTTAACTGTTAGTATATACGAAAAAAAGAAGAAGAGCAAGTATTTTTGATAAATAATAGTGTAGTTCGCGATACGGAAATATCCAACTACTCTAAACAACCTGGGAGGGTTATATGTTCAGCAATACTATTTATTACGTCTACGCATACCTGCGAGATAAAGATTCCACTACAGCCAAAGCAGGCACTCCTTACTATATAGGCAAAGGTAAGAACAATAGAGCATATCAACAGCATCGTAACGGCCCCCGAGGTGTTGCTGTGCCTGCTGATAAATCGAATATCGCAATACTTGAAACTAATTTAACTGAAATCGGTGCGTTTGCTATTGAGCGTAGAATAATTGCGTGGTATGGACGTAAGGATTTGGGCACCGGTATATTGCTTAATTTAACAGATGGAGGTGATGGAGCACCGAATGTTAAAATCACCGACAGTAAGCGAGCAAAGTTAGTGGCAGCACATCTACATCGTCTACCGATGACAGATGCTACTAAATTAAAAATAGGACGAGCACATAAAGGTTTACAAAAGTTCACAGAAGAACAAAAAATAGAAATGGGTATACAGCGTAAGAATAATAAATGGTGGAACAACGGCGCGGAACAATGTTTTGCTCCGACTGCTCCGGATAGTTCGTATATACGAGGTAGATTAAAATTCAACAATGTGGGCGCCGCATTAGGTGCTGCTGTAAACAAAGAAAAGCGATGGTGGACTAATGGGGACATTCAAAAATTTTCTAAAGAATGTCCCGCTGACGGTTTTGTATTGGGCCGCACTAAGATTTAATATCGTGTGCAGCAGATAGTAGATGTTCTAAGCTTCGTTGCCGATGTACCAAGTGGTGAAAAAATGCTAAAGTATTAGCGGCATCAACATCTGCTCTGTGTGCTGTGCCTTTGAATTGTAGTTTGAACGCACCCATAGCACTGGCTAATCCGCCGCTGGGCTTTTTGTTCTTGGCAAACATTAGCAAGGTATAAAAGGTTTTAACGTCAATCCAACGACGCCCAAAGTGTGGAAAGTCCACACATCGATTACTAAACTCTGCTAGTAGCTCAACACTATCACCACCACCCCAAGTAACAGGATTGACAAAACAGTTATGCTCTTTGATAAGTTCGCCTAGCTCACGGGCTACAGTTTCGTGACTAACACTATTAGCACGTATATCACTATCTGTGATACCAGTTAAGCCTATGATGAAATCGCTGATTGGCTCACCTGGATCGATGTACCACTTTTTGGTCAAGTAGTTTTCAAAGCGATCATCTGCCTTGCCGATGGCGATACCAACCTGAATGATCTTACCACTCGGTTGGTTAAGTTCTAGGTCTAAGGCTAGGTACTTCTGTGTACGTTCAATCACTGCTTACTTTCTAATTAATGTATATTGGGGTTGAATACTATGTAGAGAATTCCAAGGATCATACTCCACATAAATAAATTTTGAAAAAAATCTCTAATAGCAATTCCACGCATTTCTTTTTTATAACGAGCACTATTTACGTATTCACGATATTCTTCAGAAGTCATTCCTGTACCACTAGAATAGAATGAACGTGGCATGTATAATTCTTTGTTGGAAAATGATTGTACGGAATTTAATTGAGATTGTTGTTCTATCTGTTTCTTTTGTTGTTCGATAATTTTACATTGATTGCAGACTGAACCATAACGACCATTCCACCGTTGGCCACAACTAATACATGGTCTTTCTTCGTACATCATATTATTCTTTCTTTATCAACTAAACAACTATATTGTACAATCGTTTTACCAAAATGTCAACCATTTATCGGATGGTATAATGTAACTGCTTGTGCTGGATAACTTGCTACCATCCAATCCGACATACTATTGGCATTTTCACTGAGTTTAACTAGGTCATATTTACCGCAGAATTTTAAGAACTGTGCACCAATCATCGGACGACTAAGCGGAATAGCATTGGTCTTGATAGTTTCTTCTATCATACGTTTGTATTTATCTGGCTGTGCAGTTAAGTCTACAAGTTTAACGTTACGTTGATAGTCATCTAATACACGATGTTCGACACCGTTATGATCTACCCAACGTTGTAACATTAAGTTATTCCAATTATAGCCCTGTTTATCCTTGTCTTCAAATGCTTCTTCTAAGCCAACTTTGTTCTTGGTGCCTTTAGTACGTACACCTGGATAAGCACTAAAGATGTTATCTGTAGGATCACCACGCATACACTTTTCAAATAAAATAAACTTAGGATCTGGAATCTTCTTAGGCTCTTTGGTCTTTTTATCAATGACCAATTTACCTTTCTTATCAAAAATACCTTGTAGAGTATGTAACTCATCGCTAATTCCGTTATATTGATTAACGTTTTCGCTGAGCAATTGATAAAAGTCTGTGTCACTTGACACAATAGTGTGATGATCATGTGGATGTGTTTGTATCCATCCAGCAATCAAATCATCTGCTTCTAAGTTCTCATGACGCAATACTGTACAGTTAGTCTTTTCAGCTAAAAATTGTTTAAGTGCATCAAAGGCATCCCAAAACAGTTGTTCTTCTTCTTGCTCTGCTTCAGTCTTGGCAGCACGTGCCACAGCACGATTGGCTTTATACGGAGTATAAAAGTCCTTGCGCCAGCTACGACCTTCTAGACAGACAATAACGTGATCTGCTTTTTGGTCGCGCCATGCTTTGTTAATACTTGCTAGGGTCACGTGAATGGCAAAACCTAACTTATCCCAAGTATCGGCTTGTCTATGTGCGCTGTGTCTAGCACGGAAAAATGTATTTGCTGCATCTACGATTAAGTATCTCATAGAACTATTGTACTTTCTTAAGTGGAATTTGTCAAGTGATTATATAGCATATCTGCCCACTTTGCATGAGCATCTGGACCAAAATGGTAACTACCTTCTCTTACAGGAGTAAAATTCCAAGAAATTAACAGTTTATAAAATGACTGTGTATGATCGTATGGTTGAAAATAATCTTTGCCCCAATCCAATTTTTCCTCGGGAGTTAATCCACTAAAGGTATTAAAAAATACATGTTGTATTTTTCTATCAATGAGGTATTGGTGTAATTGCCAAATATTTTTTTGAGCTTGGTCGGAGTATACTTGCACATCATGCCTGTCAGCAACCCATTCTTTGTAGCGTTCTTTGACAACATCTGGCTGGCCATCACTGATCCAACCTGCACTGAATTGAAAGGTTTTATTGCCAATGGTGACTTCTTCTCTTTCCCAAGTGGCCCAACCTATTACTAATAAATCTGGGGTATTATTTTCTAGATATTGATATGTAGTACGTAAAATGCGAGTATTGCTACTACCGCTTTCAGCATCACATATAAGTTCTGCATTAAACTTGTTAGCTAAGATTTGACTGTAACTAACTGCTAGATTATCTGGATGTGGTTTTCTACCTAAATGTAGATATTTGTAATCGTCATTGGCAAAGCAGTGTTTATTAACTGCTTCTGCACCTGCCGAATGACTGTCTCCGTTAACATATAAGATCAACTGATTTCCACTCTACCATCGCCTAGATCTCGACGATTATCACGACGATTACTTGGATCTGCTTGCTCTTGTTCGTATGTTTCTAATACTACATTGCGGCACACTGCACGGAACCAATTGTCTACAATGTCTTGATCAGTTTTACCTTGATAGCCAGCTTTGATCAAACGAGCTACAAAAATGTCATTCCAATCCAATTCAAATGCACCTGCGCCTGGATCATTTGGATCAACATCGATACTTAGTACTTGTACCCATGGTTCTCCTGCAGCGGTGGCCAAAGACTTAGGGTCGTTCTTCTTAGCAGCTTCTTCGGCTTTTTTAGCTGCTTCGGCTTTTTTAGCTTCTTTTTTAGCTTTAGCTTCAGCACGTTTAACCTTGCGTTCTTCTGCCAATCTAGCTTCATTCTCAGCAGCCATGCGAAGTAGTTCTTCATCTAACCGTTTCTGTTCTGCTTCAGCATCACGCTTTGCTCGGCCTGTTAGTTTATCAAATAAACCCATAATTTAATCCTTAAGTAAATCTACTAGGTCCAACTGTTCCCAAGGTAATTGATTTTTACCAAAGTGTCCGTAGTTAGTAGTACTACTGTAAATTGGACGGAATAGCTCAAATCTATTTATAATGCCCTTTGGGGTAAGGTCGATATTCTTGTTGATCCAAGCAGTTAACCAAGCATCGTCACCATAGTCGTTAGTATTAACATACACACTCATTGGCTGTTCTACCCCAATAGCATAGCTAATCTGTACCGTTGCCTGCTTGGCGTGCCCACTGGCTACAATGTTTTTAGCTAGGTAACGAGCCATATAAGCTGCTGAACGGTCAACTTTTGTCGG